GCGTAAACTATTAATCTATCCTGTGTAGTTCTGTATTCAATTTCTCTTAATATATCAACAAATTTCCAATTCTTAGCTTCAAAAATCCAATATGTAGAATTATTTAAATCTTTTGGAATTAATGTAGTTCTTTGGGGTTTCCTACTTATTTTTTGAGTTATATCTAATAAAGTTCTTTTCATTATACAACATCTATAAATTTACCTGTTATTGTAATCTCATCTCCACTATCAACGGGTTGTGCTAATATTCCTGGAATAAAATTTATAGTAAATGATGTAGTTGATATTGATACTGTAAAATGACTCGTTTGATAGTATCTAACTCCGTTTATATATACTTTAACATCATAAGAATTATCGCCAACCGTTAATGAACCAACAACTATTGATGATAATAATGCAGGTGCTTTTATAAGTTTTACATTGGTAAATGTTATAGTATTATTTGTAACAGGGTTTCCAACTTTACTATTATTTAAAGATAAAAAATCAATTAAATCTTTATTATCATAATATGGCGATGGTGTAGTTAATACGCCTTCCAATCTACCATTACCACTTGTAACATCAACTTCGGTTGACATAACAACTCTCTTTGTAGATATGGATTTTTTTGTAGTGGATTCTCCATCAAATTTTTCTGGCAATAAATAAGCTTTAACTACCAAATTAAATTCAACTCTATTGATTCTTTCAGCGCCAGATGCAACTTCATTTACTACATTATAGTCCGAAATTTGTGTTCTAAATTTAAATTTATCTTTGTCTCCCCAATATTGTGATGTATAGTTTAATGCTTCAATTACACCATTTAATTGTTCTGTAAAGGATGTCCAACACATACACTCATAACTCAATTCCACATATTCTGGCATTGTAATGTTATATAGTTCCAATTTTGGTTTAACATTTCCACCTAAAGCCGTAAATCTATCGTATCTATTATCTTTTGAATATTTTGTTACCGTTGGGTATGAAACATGTCTACTTAACATAGGCATTGTATCATCTTTTGCAATAGATGTTCTTCTAATCATCATCAATGGTAATTGTATTTTACCATGTGTATCTCTAAAAATACCATCTCTTCTTGCACCTTTCCATCTTTCGGAATTACCATATATAACAGGTATTTTTATAGTTTTACCATTTCCATCTTCTAATGGTGGTAGAACTACATCTTCCAAATAAGTCATCATCGCATAGTCTATATCAAAGAGTGTAACGCTTTTTTTAACATCACCCTTTGTAGATTTTATTTCATTTGCTCTATTTGGCGCCTGCTTTAATGGATTTATTGCCATAATTATTTAATTCTTTCTTCTATATTAAGATTAGATTTAGATACCATAAATGTTGAACATACTACGCTGAAATTATTGTAAGTTTGTCCACCTGCCATTTGAATTTCATTTGTATTATCAATTTCAAAATATCCTTCATTCCATTTAATAATATCACCAACTTCTGGATAAATACCTTTTTCTTCCAACATCCATCTATCTAATTTGAATGTTACATTTTGGTCAGTATCCAATCCAAATCCTTCATAACGAGCCGATTCAGGCTCTTTATCAATTAAACCATACACCTCAACGCCAGGATACCAAGTTTTATTTAGTGATTCTCCGTAAATATTTACTTTAGTTTCAGTTATATTTATTTTAAATAAAACCAAAGCAGTTTGTATTACATCATCTACTAATTCTCTTGCGATTCCTTTGAAAAACGTTACATCTCTATCTGATACAAATTTTGGCATGTTATCCTACATATAATTTTAAAGGTACTTTTCTCAACATTTCTTGCTGATGATTTGATTCATGCGTTTTATTTTCCATTACATTTTTTCTACTCAATTCTTCTAAGTTTTCTCTTAATTGAGTAATCAATGCATCTTTTTCAACTTGCGCTTCTGCTCTCAATGCCGCACCATCTAATGATACTTCACCATCTGGAATAGGAATTGAATTGTATTTTTCTCTAATAGCTCCTAATAATTCTTTTGAAAGAGCCAATGTATATTTTCTAATCCATTGTTTACCAACATCGTTTATATTAGAATATTGAATAAAGTTATATGGAATATCAGAATAGTCGGAAAGTGAATCGGCTTGTACAATTTGAGAATCATGCTCAAATTCATCTCTACTCATATAATCAAAATACAATCTAGTAGGTCCAAACCCCGTTTTAGGTAAAGGAAATACTTCAATTTTATTATCAACTATATTAAATGTGTGGTGTGATTTACGAATATGGTCATTTAATTCGATTGCTTGAATTCTTAATACATCTTCGTACAAAGGCATTAATAAGAATTGTGCAGCCGGAGAATATGAACCAAATCCCATCTCATCCATTAAATTTAGTGTACCTTGTCCACCAACCGAATATGGGTCAAAAAATCTTTGAATAGCTGGAGTTGCTTCGTAATAAACTTTCATTACATCTATCGTAGATGACCCACTAAATATAGTAGTAAATGATGCAGATGTTTCGGTATCAACCGATGCACTCATTAAATCATATTTTTGTTGACCTGGAATTAAATCGATGTATGCTTTCTTAATAGCCGTATTACCACCCACACCGGCCAATGTACCATATTGTTGGGACATACGAACTGTTGTTGGTAAAAATGAACCATCTACAAGTGTTTGAGAATAATTATTTCTAGCTGCTTTTGGTGTACCTTTTAAAATATCTAAGTTATTTCTAAGGTTAAATTGATTTACTTGTGCGGAATATTCGGATGTTGCTTCTTCAAAACAAGCATAAAATTGCTCATCAATCATTTCAACATCTACAATAGGATAACCCAATCGTTTTGCACACCATACAGCGGTTTTTGGAGCATCCGTATAAAAATCTCCATCCAAATCATATATTCCAAAAGGAGTTAATCCTAATGATGATGTTGTTGAGCCTGAAAATTCTACGATTGCTGAACCACTGCCTGGCCATTTTAAGTTTAAAGACATATTATTCCAATTATATTTACATATAAATATAAAAATAAAAAAAGAGTAGATAAATCTACTCTTTTTAATTTAAGTTGAATGGTTTTGGGTTCGTTGTATGAAGAATATTACATTAGCTATACTTACCGTATTTCCAAATGCTTGAACATTCCATCGGTTTCCGTTTGTTACAAAATCTTCATCTGCGTACCATTGAAATACTTCGTGAAATTCGTGCCAAGTATCATTTCCTTTTCCAAAAAATAAATCCTTACCAACTCTTTCATACGGAGTTCCGGTTGTATTATCTAATTGAACTCTTATAGATGTTCCATTTGCATTTGCAGTTTTTGCATCAAATACAACAGTACACATATAAGTATCTCCTTCATTTTCTGCTTGGATTTTATTAGAACCACTATCGTAGAAAGATACTGTTGAATGTAAATGAGTTTCTATTGTATTACCACCATTGTTTGGAAGTGGTCTTTCTCCTGCTGCAACTGTCAATGTGAATACTGATGATGTCGTGTATTGAGTATCATCGTATCTTGCCCATCCCAATTTTTCAGAAGTTCTTAAATTTACATAAGATACTAAATCCGAAAGTAATACATAACCTTGTCTACCATCTTCTTGCGCAGATAATATTCTGTCAGTATTATCCAATGAATAATTAGATAAAGTTTTTGCTTTTTGAAAATTACTATACTGTGGTTCTGGATACGGCATTATGTTAATCTAACTTTTACTGCACCTTGTGAGTGATACATTCCACCAATTGCTACTCCTGCCGCAGATGCAGATGCATCGTTCCATGCAGCAACTGCCGAACCTGTTACATGAACAAATCCTGTATTTGCTAATTTAGTTGCAATACTGCCACTTAATGATGCTAATTCAGCATCTGATGCTAAAATTGAAGGTCCGTTTCCGAATACTGTGTATTGTGGTTCTGGGTATGCCATTTTGTTTTTGATTTGATTGGTTAATAATTTACATATAAATATAAATAAAAAAGGGAAAGTATTTCTACTTCCCCTTTTTTTTATTTTTTAGTTTAAGATACTAAAATCTACTCAAAGATTAAAGAGTGTTTAAACCATCAACGATAATCTTACCGTAAAATTCTGGTCTTACGATTTTCTTAGCGTATCTAGTCATAACACCTCTTCTAGGAGTGAAGTTAGTTGGGTCATAAACTAATGGAGTCATAATCAATGGTACATATGGTGCGTAAACTGCTCCTGTTTCGAAGAAGTTAGAACCTTTGAAACCTAATAAGATTACATTCTCAGTCATGTAAGGGTTTTTGTAAACATCGTATCTATTTGAAATAGTACCGATGTTAGTTACACCTGCTGCAAATTGTAAAGCGTCTTTACCAGGATTTGCAGAGAAACCATTCATTGATTCTAAGATAGTTGCAACGTTAGGAGAAACTACTAAGAAGTTAGCTCCACCTCTCATTGTTAATTGGTGAATTTTGTTAGATACCTTTTGTAATTTGATACCTAAAGTTTGATACCAAGTGCTCTTAGTGTAAGCAGATGCTGCAGCAGCGTCTGAATCAATAGAGAAACCTGCGCCATTCCAATCGTATCCAACTTTTGCAGACCAGTAATCAGTTGTGAATGCGTTTTGTTGTAACATCTCTAAGATTTCTAAATCAATCTCTAAAGAGATGTATTCAGATAACATTTGAGTTAATTCAGCTTCTGCATCTACAGAGTGGTATGCGTTTAAGTCTTGCGCTAATTCTGGAGTCCAGATTGCTTTCAACTTACGAGTTTTAGCCACGATAGGCTCAGATTTCAATTCTAATTCGATTTCAGGAATTGCTAAATCAGCACCTCTATCTTCGAAATCACCTCTTAATTCTGCAGTTGGTTGTTTGTGGTATGCTAAAGAAGCACCTGTGTTACCAGTACCTAAACCTGTAGCTGCTACAACGAACTCAACAGTTGTACCATTCTTAGTTGTGTATTGAGGGAAATATCCTGATACAGAACCAGTCAATAATGTTAATTCGAATGCTCTTACAGCGTTGTAATCAGCATCACCTGGTAAATTTACTACAACTTTCTTCAAAGTGTTAGCTGCATAAGATGCAGAAACTGAACCTGAAGTTAAATCCCAATCGATATCTGCTAAAGATGCTGAAGCAACTGAAGCAACTTGAGATGCTGAAGTAGCGTTGTTGATTGTATATCCGAATCTACCTGCTCCATAAAGACCACCTTCTGTAGCTTGAGTAGAACCTAATTTGTTACCAGCTGGAGATAAAGAATCTTTACCAAAAGTACCGCTGTTACCAAATAAAGATGAACCTGTGAAATCTGGGTTACCCGCTGGGTTAGAACCATATTTGAAGTCCATGTAGAAAATAAGACCTGAAGGTAAGTTCATTGGTTGAACTGAAACGAATTCTTTCGCTGCAATTGAACCGAAGATACGTCTTACCAATGGTAAAGCTACACCAGCCCACTCTTCAGAACCTGCTGAAGTACCTGTTCTTGTAGCCTCATCTAATAATTGCTTAGCTTGGTTTTCCAACATTACTGCCATACCATGCTTTGCAGTTTCAGTACCTGCGTTTTCTAACAAGCCTGTTTTTTCCCACTTTGCTTTCAAACCTCTAGTTTGCTCAAGCATAATGCTTTGTGGGTTAGCGCCGTTCATTAATTTTTTTAAGTCCATTTTAAATGAATTTATTTTTTGTTTGTTTATTTAATAATACCTGCTAATTTCTTAAATCTATTTGAGAAGTCTGCTGATTCAGCGATTACTGCTTTTGCAGCTGCTTTTGGTGCAGTTGATTTAACTGCTTTAGAAGCGATACCTTCTGAAATTGATTTCTTAGCTGTTTTGTTTGTAGTAGAAGTATATTTGAAGTTCTCTGCTAATGTAGAGAATACCAATTTAACCTCTCTTACTGATTTTGTTCTATCCAAAGTTTCAATCACTTTAACTTTTTGTTCGTTAGTCATGTTGTGAGCTCTGAATAATTTATTAGCGAATAATAACTTAGCGTTTAATAAGTTTACTTCGTTAATAGTTTTTTGTAATGATTTGATTGTTTTGTAAGCTTCTTCGATTTCCTTATCTTTTTCGGTTTCTTCAGCTTCATCAACTTTCTCACCATCTTTCATATCAGCTTCCATTTCTCTTAAAATTTCTTCTAAGTCAACTTCATCTGATTCTTCTTCTTCGTTAGTTACAACAACTTTAGGGTCTTCGCCTTTGTCTGTACCAGCTTCAGAACCATCTGCTAAATTTTCGTTTTTAGCTTCCTCTTCTTCTTCTGCTTCAGCCATTGGAGATTCTTCTTTAGAACCTTCTTCGTCACCTAATTGTGCTTCTAACTCTCTGATGATTGCTTCTAAGTCCATGTCATCTTCGGTTTCTTCTTCTTCAGAACCGGTAACATCATACTCTTCACCATCGCCTTCCATAGATGCAAATGGGTCTGCTTCTGCATCCATTCCATCTTCACCTTCTGCTGCTGCAAAAGGATTTTCTTCTTCTGAATCTTCGCCTTCTAATTCAGCTAATCTAGCTTTTAATTCAGCGATTTCAGCATCTTTGTCCATTTCTTCTGCACCTTCTTCTTCGTTGATATCTGCTACTTTTTTGTAGTCATCTACTTGTGCACCTGGCTCACCAGATGTAGTTTCAGTAGAACCAGCTTCGAATTCAGTATGCGCATCCAAAGTAGGATTAGATGTAGAAGAACCGATTCCTGTTGAATCTAATTCCTCATCTACTTGCTCTTCATCGCCTTCCATTTCAGCTTCAGCTCTTAACTTTTGAGTTAACATAGACTGTAGTCTTGGTGTAAAGGCTTCTTCTAAAGCAAGCTTTGCGTTAGCCAATGCAGTTTCTTTAACCGCTTTAGCATCTGCGATTGCTTCTTTTAACAATTTTGAATTTGCCATTTTTTAAATGAATTTTGTTCCTGTGAAGTTATTGTAATTGTGGAACTTCAATGATATTTTGTCGGTTGTTCGGTCACGCCTTATAAGAGAAGGGTATTCATTAACCAACGATGTCGTAATAATAAATCCCATATAAGAATGGGATATTTGAAAATAAATATATAAAATTTTTAGAAAACTAAAGAAATGTATTGTTTTTATCAAAAAAATTTTGTAATTTCTCTTTTCTTATTGCCTTTTGTTTTGCAATTCTCTTAGTTACAGATGGTTTTTCAAATTCTTTTCTGTTTCTAAGTTGTTCGATTTGCTTAACACTTTTTACTTTATTTTTGTAAGATTTTAACGCTCTTTCGATGTTTCCATCTTTTACATCAATAATCAACATAACTTTTATTGGTGATTTACTAATTTATATTTTGTTCTATATAATAAAGATACAACAGTATCAATATCGTTTTGAATCCAACTATCTTGCAATTTAGGATTTGTTCTTAATTTTGCAACCATACTACAAAGTGTTTCAAAATATTTAATGATGTTTTTAATATCATTATTTTTATCTAATACACCGATACCTGATAATTGAATTAAACCTTCTTTACCCTGATATACTTCTACCAACCCATCAATCAATCCACCAATTGTATCGTAATATTCACCTAATGCAATGTGTGCAGAATGAGAACCAACACCTCTAACTCCTAAATGGAATGAATGAGTTTGCGTTCTACTTTGTAATAACAATGATGCTAATTCTTCCATTATTTGCAAGTTTTACATTCTTTTAATCCTAATCTATTTCTCATAACTTCTTCAGAAACATCTGCAATTTCAAAGTATCTATTTAATACATGCCCCATATCTTCATAAAGAGCTTCTAATCTTTGTTCTTGTGCTTTTGCTTCCAATGCTTCTTTTTGAAATTTTTCGTGTAATGATTTTAATTCCTTCATATTACGTTTAATAGTAACTCTATCAAACCAATCGCCACCTTCTCTTAATGTATATTCTTGTGCTGCATCAGCGATACCACCTAAAGTTTCAGCAATAGTTCTGATATCAGATTTTCTATTCATTTGCTCACCAAATTGACCAAATGTAGAAATTATTTCCAAAAAGTGTTTTTTTATTTCAGTAGGAAGTTGTTGAAACTTCTCTTCTTCATTAAGTAAATCTTTTAACTTTATCATCTTACATCAAATTTTTCTATGATTTTAATTGCAGCATCTATATGTTTGATTGCTTCTTTACTATATGGTGCTATATTATGTTTAACATCTTTAAGATTATCCAAAGCCTTTTCCCTAGTCATATTATGCATCAATGCTTCTGAAATAGGTTTCTTTAATAAGTCTTTTAACTTTTGCATTATTTCTTTAAGATATCGTTTTTCTTAATTTTTTGAACAGCCTGCATTAATTGGGATTTATCCATTCCCAATGCATCAATTATTTTTGCAATAATTAATTGTTCTTTCTTTTTTGGTAAATTGTATCCTTTTACGATACTAACTGTTTTATCCAAAAATCTTTCAACTTGTGGTGGCAATGTTGCATCCATATCATCTATGGATTCTTTTACTGCTACATTTCCTTTTGGAATTAAGTTTACTAACTTTGCCATATTTTTAGTTTAATTCAATTATAATTTCTCTCATCAAATCTTGTGCTTTACACCACTTACCACATTCCTCTGCAACTTTTGCCCATTGCTTCGATTCGTTCATTGGTGCCATAAATGCTCCATGTGTTGATGGATTTGATACGAAATCCCATCCAACTAATTCAAAGTCTTCTTGAACCATTAAAGTACCATCACTTAACTCTTTTACCGAACCTAATCCTCTTGATGAAATACCTAAACGAATATTGTTTTTTAACAATTCTCTAAGAATATTACCCGATGGAGTTGAAAGGATTTCTACTACACCAACAACATCATCGCCATCCCATCCAATTTCTCTAATATTATGAGAAACGTTTTTAAGATTGATAACAGGAGAATCTGGATGGTCTAATTCACCCAATGCTCTTCTTTCTTTGATAAGTTGTTCGTATTTCTTACACTCTCTTTCTAAGATTTCTTTTGGATATCTTCTATGATTTTGATTTGGAGCACCTGCTCTTTGTAAGATACCCTTAACTAAATAAGTTCCATTATCTTGTTCTACCATTTTGGCTTCAAACAAATGGGTCTCTATTAATAATCCTTTATTCATTTATTTTATATCTTTTTTTACCTTATCAGCCGCTTTTCCGGTCAACCCCTTATCTTCCCACGCTTTTACTAACGCAGTTTTTAAATGATTCTTTAATTCCGTTTCATCCAACTCACCATTTGTACTATCCACTATTTTTACAATTTGTGTTTGTACATATCCCATTTTCACTATTTTATCTGCAACGCTGTTATTTATTCCATCATTGCTATCTAATAATTTAGTTATATCATTCATAACTGATTTATTATTAGATATGGATTCTAATATTTTGGTAACTGCTTTTTTATATTCATTACTACCATTAATATAGTTTCCTACTTTTTTAACCAATTCGTACATAAAGTATATAACTACTTTACCTAATATAGCTATTGATATAGTTGCGAGTAATCCTTCGATTACACTTTCGTTAATTATTTTTTTTTTTGAGCCATTTTATTAAATACCTCTTTCAATCCCAATTTGTCCGATATATCGGTTATTTCTGAATAATCGGTATCTCTCAATGCTCTTTCAATATCTTTTCTATTTGCATTTGTAGATGAAGTTGCCGCTGCTGCTATTTTCTTTTTACCAAATGAACCAGCTTTATCATACATTTTCATAATTGCTTTGAAATGCCAGTCATTAGTTCCAACCTCATCTTTAGCTCTTAATGCTGCTAAATCTGAACCTTCAATTTCACCATCCTTATCTACATCAATTTGTTTTTGCTTATCAGTTAATTCAGCTTCATTATATCCTCTTAATCTACCTTCAGATTTTGCCTTGTAAGCGGTATCTACTGCATTAAAAAATTTCTTTTTTTCATCATCGGACATAGAAGTAATATTTTTACCGCTTTTATCCAACATATGTTTAAACAATTGTTGATAATCGTTTTCTTCCTTTACCACTTGCTTAACAAGCTCTTTTAATTGAGATAGATTCATTATTCTGAAATTTGTCTAATTTTTTGGTCTAATTTTAATAGTCTTTCCTTTATACTATAAATA